CCTTTCCTTTGAAGTTTTGAGTTTACTACCATCTTCAGTACGTAAATCATAGGTATTCTTCCGAGAAGTAACAGATAAATCAACATCTAGACCTTTAATCTTAGCTAGTTTTAATTTTTTCTCCCGAAGGGTCTCAGTTAATAGTCTATCCATTTTACTGTAGTTCAACTCATCCTCAAACCAAAAGGCTCCTTGTGAGACAACACTCTGCCTAAGAATAGGTATAGCATCTTTTACTGCATTAGAAATAGAAGTATATACAGGAGAAATAGCATATCCATCCTCATCTTCTATTTTAGAGGTTACCATTGTTTCTATCATACTATATAGAGCCCTCGCCCCAGATCCTCCTTCCTCTAAAGAATTATTATAATCTATATTAAAATAAGCTTTCTCCTCAGGTTTTAATTCAAAACTTCCAGCTATTGCAGAAAGCCAATTAGGATCATTCTCATTATGCTTCTCAAAGCGTTTTGCAACCTTATCCACGATATTATGTACCTTTTGTGAAGCTTGACTTCTACTAGAATCTATAGTGTTTTTAAGTGCTATTGTTTTAATTGAATTATCAATAGCTGCTTGAGAAGCAGTAGCTTCTTGAGTTGAAACAAGACCTGCAACTGTCATTAATTCTTTAGGAAACCCTCCATCAGCAGCAAGCCCTTTTTGCACTTCCTTCAGTATCTCTAGTTCAGTACCACCTTTGGCTTGAGCAGCTTTAAATATTTCTCCTAATTTAGCTTTTTTCTGTAAAACTGGATCCTTTGATCCAAATATACCTCCTTCTCCAATGGTATTTCTAGCCAACTTACTAAAACCTGCTCCAACTGCTCCATATCCTGCAGGCATTAGAGAACCAAAATTAGCATCCTCTGTACTAGCTAAGTTACGTTTTGCTAGATCATAAGCATCTGCATCCATTCCAAATAAACTTTCTACTGTTGCCATAATTTAGTATCCTTTACTATTTGTTAGAAGTGAGGGATAATACTGAGGAGATCCACCTGTAGAACCAGGAACATAACCACCTGGTTGAGAACCTCCCATAAACTTATTCCCATAACCCCAACCAGCACTTGGACTATAAGTAGCCTGTCCAGCTGCAGTTCCAAGTAAATTCATAAACATTCCAGCATTAGCAAGAGCAGCACTTTGTTGTGTATTAGCTGCATTATTCAGTCCTGTTGCCCAAGCATTATTACCAGGTTGTGCTGCTGCACCTAACTGCATACCTAAATTCATAGGAGTCCTACCATACTCTTCCATTTGGTTTCCTAAATTAAAGAGTCCCATATTTCTGTCATAAGGCATTTGTCTCATAGACTCTGCCATACCATAGTTTCCAAAAGCATTGGATATATCTTCATTTTGCATACTTCTAGCTCTATCGAAAGCTTGCATAGCAAACTCTTTATCCGTTCTATCTTTACTTGTAAGATACTCATGTCTTTCTGGATTAAGGTATCCTCCTGCTCCAGAAGATATACCCATTCCTGTTCTACCTTTACCATAAAGATTACTTAGAAGACCTTGTTCTTGCTGGGCTCTCTGAGGAGCCATTATATTTTGGATATCATTATATTGATCTGTAGCTAAGGCATTTATATCTCTACCTGCAGCATCTCTAAATAAATTTATACCATAATCTTGTATCTCTTTAGGAAAGGCTAACTCATCTGCTGTAGGATCTTGAATAGCAGTCATGAATTGATTTTGTAGCTGTTGTAACTGAGGACTTAAATTATAAGTAGCTGTTTGTGTATCTATATCAAAATCAGTTTTGCCATAGAAGTCAGAACCTGATATTTCCCAGGGTCTAAAACGAGCCTTATCTGCAGCGTCTCGTTGAGCTGCTGCTGCCTTATTCGCTGCCTTAGTTGTTCCTGTTATCTTACCTATAAGTGAACCCATTATTCTACTCCCTTTTCCATAATATACCCTATTAAATTATATTTATACTTCTTTTGAAATGCTTTTGGACTTCTTTTTGTTGCTATAAGTATCTTAGATAATCCTAATTCTTTTGCTAAACTATTCATATATCTATCCCAGTACTCTCCATCACCATAAACATTAATTGCTACGAAGGTACTAGGAGGATCTATAACCCATGTCATAAAACCATGTTCATTTTCTATTAAATTACTCTCTATTACCTCAGTATCTTTAGACTTTTTAAGATATCTTTTTAATATTCTTTCATTCACTATGTTTTCATAATATATGCTAATGCAAAGTATGGAGGCAAATTAGCATTAGTTCCACTTACACCCTCTGTACTATTTGCTACTGTAACTCCTGTTGTAGAAGAACTAGTTGTATGATCAGCATCATCTTGATTATCTATAGGAAGTTGCCATGCATGAGCTCCAGAAGCCTTATTACCTACAGAAACATGAGTATGTCCAGGATCAGTAACAGTTGCAGTATGGGTATGGCTTACATTAACTGCATCAGCACTACCTCCTGTAGCATCTACTGCATAAGTAGTACCTGCACCAACAATAAATCTATTTCTTAAATCTGGAGTAGAACTTGTACCATCACAGATTAGCCAACCACTTGGTATGGTACTTGTAGAACCAGACCATAGCATTATCATGCCTGTTGTAAAATTAGCAGCTACTGCTGTAGTAACATAAGCTGTCGTAGCTAGTTGTAGATTATTAACTGCTGCTACCGCAGTAGGAGCTGTAGGAGTACCAGTAAATGCTGCTGAAATGGTATTAGCTTTACTATTAACTGCAGTCTGTAAATTATTATACTCGGTGTCAAACTCTGATCCTCTTATTATTTTATTAGTATCAGAATCAGCGAGAGAATCTTTTGCTAAAAAGTTAGTTGTTTTTGTATAGCTAGTCATTATATTGTTTTTCCTGTTGTTAAATAGACATCAATCTTTTGTATACTTACAGAGTCTCCATCAATAGTAGACTCTATACCAAATTGAATTACCTTACCTGATCCTCCTAAAGGAACCATTACTGATAAGACACCTACTCCTATAGAAGAGTACTTACTAGTTCCATATAAGGAATAAGGACTAGTAGGAGAACCTCCTGTAATTATACTAACATTACCTGAAGTTGTCATACTAGTATTAAAAGCACTATCTACTGGTGTAATTACAAAAGTATTTGTAGTAGCACTAGAGGTAGTATACGAGGTATCTAGCCTTGTTCCTGAAGTAAAATCAGAATAAACTAATGTTCCATCTGCTATACCATGACTAGCCTTAGTAACTGTTACTACTGTACCTACACTATTATATGTTGATGCATGAGTAGTTGTTCCAGAAACAGTAGTAGAAGTATAAAACTTTGTAAAGTCTCCAGAACCTAATTCTTTTATAATAATTTGTGATCTAAGATTACGAGTATACTCATAACCATACTTAAATTTAAAATCCTGTTCTCCACTACCTAATACTATTACTGCAGCTCTCTTAAGCATTTTTAGAACTGTAGGAGCTTCCATATCTGCATGAGGAGTTAAGTATACCATCTCATAGGAAGAAGTATTATCTGTATATCCTGTATACTCTCCAATACCTCCAGGAACTCCTACTAATAATGTTCTATCATCTGTTGTACAGAAAGCTGTATGAGTAGTTCCTAAATCTGTTTGCCATAATGCTGTCCTAGAGGATCCATTCTGTAGAGGTCTCCTTAAATCAAAATATATTGTTAGTCTAGAACCTGGAAAAGTTATTAAGTAAAAAGCATCTTTTTCATTATAAGCACTTCTAATATTCTTTACATCTTCTACAGCTATATAATTTACAACATCATCTCTAATATTAAGAGAGAGTTCCCTCATTGGCATAGACTTTTCTTGTATTGTCCTATTTAAACTTCTAACTCCTGTCTTAGAAGCAAAGATTAAATCTGTACCTGTATGCTGTATTGAATCTCTTGCTATACACCCTACACCTGTAATTACATCTTGTAATGCTATAGAAGCAAAGGTATCTGGATCTTTATAGATAACTATATTATTCTTACAAAATATAATAAGGTATCCATTATGTGAAGCTAATGCTACAATTTCATCATTATTACCTAGTACTAAACCTATATCTAGTACTCCAGAGTCTCCTGTAGCAAAATCAGCAGGACCTATAAGTTTACTAACAAATACTGTATGTTTATCACTAGTTAATCCTGCTGTCCAAATTCTACCAAACGCAGATAAACAACAATCAGGATCAAATGTAGTTACTCCACTAGGTCTAGTACCATAGTTACCTATTTGTTGCCATTGATATTCATTTACAAAAGCTCTTCTTCTATACACTAGAGCAGGAGACCCAACTTGTGTAGCTATTGTATTTGAGTATGCTGTAGTTGAGGAACCTTCTGGAAGTGTTGCAAATTGCCATCTATTTCCTGAAAATACTGTAGTATCATCTGTTCCTGGTGAAAGGTCATCTGTTTTAAAAGGAGCTTCTACTAATGTGTCTGTTCCTGTATAGAACTTTAGATTTCCTGCAGAGATTACAGTCTTAGTACCTGCAATATCATTAAACTCATGTATACTCTCGATATCATCTGTAGCTCCTAATGTACCTAGAGATGTAGTTGTTTTAGTCCATCCTTTACGACTAGCAAGTCTACCATATTGATCTATAATACAATTCTTAGCTTCTATAGCATAGCCTGTATCTAGTGATACAGCAGAGTCTTGTGTATTTAATCCAAGAAATCCTGGTGCAGCAATACTAGTACTTGTTAATCTTCCTGCCATTATGTAGCATACCAAGTAGACTCATTAAGTCTTAAATCAACTTCTCTAGAAATAGCATCTGATAGTAAATTTCTATATCTATGTTCTTGATCTTGAGATCCTCCATCTTCTCCTCTTTCAGAGATTGCTCTAGAAAGAACCCCTTCTATAATAATAGGAGAATTAAAGGTTACAACCTCAGAATCAGTAGATAAATCAGTTTGATCTTGTACTACATTAAATCTTAGTTCATATACTTTATCAGGTATAGGATAAACATCTACCCCAAGATCTCCGTTTGAATCTACACCATTAAAGTTATAATACTGAGGAGAACCTTTTTGAGCAGTACCTGACATTCTAAAAGCTCTATCAAACCATTGTCCTTCTTTAAGTCTCATAGTAGTATCATCAGTATCATTATAGACATGTAATACCTTAGAGGTAGTACCAAATCCAGTAAGAACATAATTAAAAACGTCATCAGCAGTAGTTAATGTAAACGTAGTTCTATAACCACTCCAATTATAAGAAGTATCTATTTCTCTTTTAACTACATTTACTAGCTTAGAAATAAGATTAGAATAAGAGTTTTCATTTATTGTAGAAACTTCTTGTTCTCTCAATCTTACTAATACTGAATTTACAATCTCTAGATATGTCATTATTTCTTCCTATTATTAATAATATTATAGCATACTTTTGCTATTCTGTCAAGCTTTCTTTTTCTTCTTCTTTCTATTAGATTCTTTCTTTAAATTAGTATTAGCTTTAACTAACCTAAGATTCTTCTTTTTATTATTTAGTGCATTATTATCTCTATGATCACAATGTTTACCATCACCCACCTTAGCACCTTTTTGTACTCTACACTTATTTCTTTTTACTCTCTTATCTTGTCTCTTCTTTTTTGGATTCTTCTTTTCCCAAGCAAGTTCTTTTTTATAGTCTCTTTTCCCTTTTGTCATGAAAGGCATAGTATCTCCTAGTTACTCTTAGCTAGCTGTCCACCGAAGTAGAACTCTATAATTAATGTAGCCCATTGAAATATCTCATCAAATTTGTACAGACCTTTAACTGTTTCCATTGTTGTTCCACCACCTATTTCAAATAGTCCTAAGAAACTCCATCCTTTTACTTCTACAGGAATAATTGTTTCAATTCCAAATATCCCTGCTAAAGGATAAATAGCGACTAATGCTAGTATAACAATTATAAGAAATCTTCTATTCCAAGCAGCCATAGGAGATTCTTTGTTAGAGGCTTCTCTTGCTTTGTCAATTTCAACTGACTTAGCAGATAAAGCCTTCAACATTAATGTTTGTTGATCATGTGCCTGCTTAGATCTAATAGCCATTAACTTGGCAAAGAAGCCAAGAGCTATAGGTATTATATGTGTTAGTATTGATATCATTTATATTTATAACTAAATCGTTTTGGTCCTACTTCGTTAAACATATCAGGACTTAGTTCAGTAAAGTCTCCATCCTGCCATCTTATTTTAATCATATTCTCTTTAGTTATTGTCCAACAACCTTTAAGATAAGAGCTGTCTATGTTTTGAGCTGCTGCTCTAAATCCTCTACTCTCACAAGGTGTTTTAGATAAAACTACTCTAACTTGGTTAGACAAATATGCTACTTGAAGATTAGAAGTTGCTATTGCCAGAGAACTTAATAAGAGTAAAAAAATTAATAACCACCTCACAACTTATTAACCCAGTCTTCTAATTTATCAAGAGCAGTTAAGTACAAACTTAAAACTTTTTCTTTACCCTTTTTTAATAGAGCTAATGTCTTGGTTCTGAGTTGTGTCAGTTCCCAAACTAAAAGTAGTGCTACCATTATTACAAATACCATCTTTATTATCCTCCGTATTAATTCTTGCTCTTACTAGAAAAATCAGCAATTGCTGCCTTAATAGCATCTTCTGCAAGAACAGAGCAATGAATCTTTACTGGAGGTAAAGCCAATTCTTCTATAATTGCTGTATTCTTTATTTCTGATGCTTCATTGATTGTTCTACCTTTAAGCCATTCAGTTACGAGTGAGCTTGAAGCAATAGCAGATCCACAACCATAAGTCTTAAATTTAGCATCTTCAATCATACCTGTTTTATCAACTTTTATTTGTAATTTCATAACATCACCACAAGCAGGAGCACCAACCATTCCTGTACCAACATTAGGATCATTTTTATCAAAAGAACCTACGTTTCTGGGATTCTCGTAATGGTCTAATACTTTTTCACTATAAGACATTAGACAGCAAAACTACTTCCACAACCACAAGATGCTGTAGCACTAGGATTATGTATTTTAAATTGAGAACCTTGTAATGATTCTGTATAGTCTATTTCTGCTTCTTGTAAATATTGTAAACTCATTGGGTCTACTAGTATAAGACAATCATCTTTCTCAACTTTTGTATCATCTTCATTAATTTCTTCATCAAATGTAAATCCATATTGCATACCAGAACATCCACCACCTTGAACATAAATCCTTAAATTGATATTAGGATTATTTTCTTCAGCGATTAAATCTTTTATTTTGGTAACTGCATTATCAGTAAGTGTCATTATTTAATTATCCATCCGTGTGATGCAGCCCAGATATAAACTAGTCCAACTAGAGCCATTGCTGCAATACCTTTTAAAGACCATTTACCAAACTCCATAAATTTCTTATCCAGCCACTCCTGCAGTCCTTCTTTAACTGCTTCTTTCTGCTCTTGTGGTGTCATTCAATTACTCCTGTGAGGTAGCTCACCAAAGCAAGCACTGGGGTTATTGGCATTATTGCCAGTAAGGTTAATAATTTAATTATACTTTGTTTCATTTAGGATATTTAAGTTTAACTGCTTTGCAGTCATCTATATATTTAGTTATTTGTGCATTATCACCCTTAACTACTCCATCAAGATAATCTTCGTGTGGTGGATATTCTGCTTTTCTTTTACGAGCATACTCTTGAGGGTCTACATAAGCCTGTTTTGCCAATTCTTCAGGTGTCCAATCAGCTTCTTCTCTTGTAACTTTTCCTGTTAGAGAGTCCGTTGTAAATTTTACATTTTTATCTTCCATTAGTATTCCTTATTTTATTCATTAAGCTAGTCCGTAAATTTCAATTGAGCCGTTAGTAAAGGGTGCTCCACCAGACCAAGTTATAGTAACAGCAGCACTTGAAGATGATCTTAAATTAGTGCTCATATTGTAATGAGTCATACCACCTTGAAGAACAGTAGTATTAAGATAATCCGCGGTTGAAGTACGGTTTACTGCACGATTGCCCCACCATACCAGTATATTAGTTCTTAAATCTATAAGGCAATACCCTGATATAGAGTAGTCCTCACCAATAACAGCTCCAGTTACATTTTGAGCTGTTGCCCCTCCTATACTCATTGTTAGTCCTTGAGTTCCCCATGGCGCAGCGTAATGACTAACTTTTTCCATACTAATTAACATAAGATTTAATGTAGAAAAATCTATTCCTGATAAGGACACTGAAGACCCTGATGAAGTAGATAGAGTGCCTAAATGAGTTACTCCTCCTCCTCCTCCTCCTAATCCTGTTAAACTAGAACCATCAATCGCTGGTAAAGCTCCAGTAAGTTTGCTTGAAGTTAAAGTTGTAATTCTTGCATCAGCCACAGTTCCAGTTAGATTTCCTGCAGGGATAGATGTTAAGCTCGCCCCACTAATTGCAGGCAATGCCCCTGTTAATTTACTTGCAGCCATATCGTTAATATCTGCATTGACAATAGTACCATCAGTAATATTAGCTGAAACAATAGTTGATAGTGTTGAAAGAGAACCTAAACCTAATGTAGTCCTAGCTGCTGCAGCATCTGCATCATCAATTATTGTTGCACCATATGAAGATACTGTTGAAGCTACTAAGGCAGCGTCTGCAGTTGTTCCTTGAGCTGCTGTTGCATAAGCACTTGCTGCTGTTGTTGCTGCTGTACCTAATCCTAAATTTGTTCTTGAAGTAGAAGCACTATCAAATGTATTATCACAGGTTCTACTATCTGATAATCTTGCATCATTACCTATACATGCTGTTCCTGAAGCACTACCATAGTCTGTAGCAAAAGAAGTACCTGTTAAGGTAATTCCTGTTCCTCCTGTATATGTAGTATTTGTATCTGTAGTCTGAGCTACCCAAGTATAAGTACCTGAACCATTAGTTGATAGTACATAACCAGTTGTTCCTCCTGCTGGAGGATGCTTATTACCATCCGTAGTTGGATGAGTATAAACAGTATCATTATCTGCTGCCCATACTGCAGTACCTGAAGAATCATATTTTAAGAATTGTCCTGATGAACCACCAGTTGGTATATGTTTATTTCCTGCTGTACTTGGATGTGTATAATTAACTGTACCTGCTGCATCAACACCTAGATTTGTTCTAGCTGTACCAGCATTTACAAGATCAGATAAGTTGTTAGCAGCAAGCATATCGCCTGAACCAGAACCTGATGGTCCTGTGGGTCCTGTTGCACCAGTTGCTCCAGTAGCACCCGTAGCCCCTGCTGATCCTGTTGCTCCTGTGGCTCCATCAGTACCATCTGTTCCATCAGAACCTGCTGCTCCTGTTGAACCCGTAGATCCAGTACTACCAGTAGATCCTGTTGAACCTGTACTACCTGTAGCTCCTGTAGGTAATCCTAAACTAAGAACTCCTGTTCCAGAACTATAACTTGAAGTAGAAGAACCTCCTGCCGCTACTGTTGTTGTTGCTGTTGTTAAACTTGTAATACTAGAAGCACTTGAAGAGGCACTTGTTGCACTAGAGGCTGCACTAGTTGCAGAGGTAGAAGCAGCAGTTGCTGAGGTAGCTGCACTAGATGCTGAAGCACTAGCTTCGGTTGCTTTAGTTGAGGCTAGAGTAGCTTCACTACTTGCATCTGTAGTAGCATCTCCTGATCCTCCTGGTCCTCTATAAATTGCCATTTATTATCTTCCTTAAATATTATTAGTATCTATCTTTATGCTTACTCTCTAAAGAATAAACATAAAGATATCCCCTCAGGAAGAGGGGATAATCCTTTCATTAAGCAGGAACTGCTAATGCAAAACAAGAGCTATCACGTAATTCTTTAACACCATAGAGAGTATCTGCAGTATAAAGAGTACCTAAGTATTCTTGTTTATATTGTGTCTGAGAACGAACACCTTGTTGTTCAAGAAGAACTGCTGCGTCTTTATGTCCCATTAGACATATACGAGCAGCACCTGAACCAGATGTTGTATCACAATTAGATGAAACAAATACAGGCATACCATAAAGGTTACCTACTTCACCATTCCTGATTGTATTCATATTTCCTACTTCACCTACAAAAGCTTGTTCAGTATAACGAGCTAGACCCATTAATGTATTACGAGCTGATGGAGGAATAAGTAAGAAACGACCATCCATAGGAACATCATTGTCATCAAGACGTTGAATAACTCTACGAATTGCTACATCTGTAAGAACAGATTCATTATTAGAACCTGCTACATAAGCTGTAGAACCATCTCCACCAAGATAAGCAGTAGTATATGCGGCTGATGATGCACCACCATTAAATGTCCTACCTAGTTGAACAAGGTCTGTATCTACTTGTTTACCTAAAGCATAGCCTGCATCTTCTGTGTAGAATCTACGAAGAGATGATAGAGCTTGTACTTCAGTAATATCCTCAATTAAACGAGAATATTCATAATGTTTATCAACAACAACGTTTACTTCTGTTTCAGTTGCTGCTATTAAGGTTACTTGAGTGCTTGCTGCTTTCACAGAAGCTGAACCTCTTGTTGGTTTTGGGATATGAACTGTATCCCCTTTTTTGCCTTTAAAAGACATTTTTTTAAATAAGTTAGCCGCTACTAAAGACTTTTTATAAGCCGCAACAACCTCATCACTCCAAATCTCTGGGATGAATTTCGCTGCTGTAGTAATGGTAACATGATTTGTACCTAGTGCCATGTTATGACTCCTTTTCTAAATTGTTAAATAACTCGATTCTCTTGATATGCTAACATTATTTCATCTGACATGTCATCATATCTGTCTGGATCGGTTTGCATAAGTTTAATAATATCGCTTCTACGATACTTCTTTTTTGAAACAGTTTCATTATTACCTTTACTACCTGTATCTGCAGCTTTTAATTGATTTTCTTTATCAATTCTACTAGTTTCTTTTACCTTAGAAATTCTGGTTTTCTTATCAACCCAATTTCCTAGGAGTTCCTTAGCAGAGTCGTAGTCAAAGTGGACCTCAGCTCGATTGTAAAGTTCTGAACGTACCTTAGAACCTTTAATCCATTCTGCAAAAGATGGGTCTTGAATTATAGTGTCCAGTTCTGGAAATTCTGAGTTTAGTCTAGTTAATGTAGTAGTACGCTTCATTTGTAGAGCTTGCTCTCTAGCTTCCTTGATAGCTGGATGACTATCTATTTCATTCTTAACATGTTTTGCAGGATCATCATAAAAATCCTCTGGTGTTACTTCTGTTTCGTGTTTTTGTTGTTTAATTTCTGTTTGTGTTTTAATAAAATCATCTACCACTTGTCTAAGATCTCCTACTTCTCCACCTTGCCTACCAATTAGCTTCTCAGCTTCTTGATGCATTGCAATGATTTCCTTAGTAGACTTACCTTTATACTTTTCTGGTAGATCATCCTCAACTTCCTCTTCTACAACTTCTTCTTTAGTTTCCTTCTCCTTTACTAGAGGAAGAACATCATCTAAAGATTCCTTTTCTAGAGAAGCTTCCTCTAAAGGTTCTTTTGTAGTCGTCTTGTCAAGAACTTCATCTTCTAAAACTTCATCAATTAAATCAGCCATATCATTTCTCCTGTGCATTTAGCATTTTAGGAAAGAATTACAAGGTTAGTCTTGTTTTTTCTTTTCTTCTGCAAGTTTCTGTATATGCTTTTTATCCCAAGACATTGCAGCGCTTGGAAAGCTTCCTGTTACACCCTCAAGGTAGAAATTTGGAGCACTAATAAGTTTACTAGCCTCTTTTCCACATTCAGGACATTCTATTGTTTTTGTGTATTCTATTAATTCCTCAAAGTAATGATCACAATGAGAACATAGAAATTCAAATAGTTTCTTCATTTTGTAATTCTTCATAAGTTTGTTCTGATACATCCTTAAGGGTAAGAATCCATTTAAGGATATCTAGTTGCCCTTTCCTTTTCTGAAACTTTTCTACAGTATCTATAGAACCTACATCATTATAAGAATCAAATAGGTTTTGTACATCCTCTATAAGGTCAGACCACCCTTTAGTAGTCATCATAGAGAATCTTTCTTCATAGTACTTTTCTAAATCTTTATCTATAGTCATATAATTATTATACCATAAAAAGGGGTTTTTGTCAAGCAGTTTTCTTAACTTTTTGAGCCATCTGCATTTTAACAATCTCTTTATTATCCTTCATATCTCTTTCTTTCACTTGTATATTTTTTTCTTTCAGCTTTAATTCAGCTTCTTTAAGAAGTAATTCTGCATATTGTACTCTACGTTTAAATTCAGACTCTTGCTCATCTGCTTCACTAGGAAGATTTGTAGCAAGAGCTGTCATTAACTTAGCTTGTACCTCTTGTGGTTTCATTTGAGCATCTACCATATGATTTTGAGCTTGTGCCAGATGTTCTTGAGACTCTGATTCAGCTAGTTTAATTTGAGATTGTATTAAACCTAACTGCAACTGTTTTTCTTGTTGACTAGCTTGGTCTCGTTGTTGTTGTGTTTGTGCTAAAGTTTGTAATAAATCTTCTTTATTTGGAAGACTAGAATTTTTAATTATTCCTTGTAGGATTAAAGGTACAACAGGACTAGTAGGTCCTAGTGTCTTAAGTAAATTAATAAATTGAACTTGCTCTACTTCTTTAGCTAGCATTCCTAAAGATGAATTAGGAGTAAACTTATAATCTGCTACAGGGAAATGCTCAGGATCAAACTGCATAAACCTCCAAGCAGCTTTCTGAATAAAAGGTATAAGAAACTGATCTTGAAAATTAACTAGAGTTCTTTTATTTTTCTTAAGTATAGTTGAAAGAGTAACAGAGAGTTCTCCTCCAGTAGCTTGTTTAGTATCTTGTGCTGTATCTAGAGTATTAGTAGCCTGTAATAACATTCTTTGAAATTCTTGTGCTGTCTGAAGATTACTACCATCGGTAGCTCCAAATTTAAAAGGCATTAATATTTCAGCAGGATTACCATTAGTTAATAAAGATTTTCCTGGTTTAATTTCAAATCTACTACCTCTAGGTAGTCTTGTAGCATCTATACCCATCATTGGAGCTGTTGTTAGAGCTAAAGAGTCTAAATGAGATCTAAGTTGAGCATCAATAGCTTTTTGCATATTAAAGCCTTTCTCTGCTACTCCTCTACCCCAGAATCTATTAGGAACAGTATCATCTTGATAAGCAACAAGAGGTCTATCTTCCATCATATAAGGAGTTTTCTCAGCCTTAAGTAAGACAGTATCATTACCTATTACTACAAGAGCTTCTACTAAGTTACCAAAATCTTCTAGTATATCTCCTACTTCTGCTGTATTAAACCCCTTTTCAGGATCATTAAGTAACTTTTCAGGAACTAGTCCATAATACCTAACTATTTTAACTTTATTATGATCATACTCTTCATCTACCCAAGATTGTTGTAAATCTAAGTCATTTGCTGCTTCTCCACCTAGATCTGCCTTTAAATATACTCCCTCTTCCATGTTTTCTGCTACTTTATGTGAAGAAACAAACTCCTCAATAGCACATCCCATAGCATCCTTAATAGATACAGCATTAGGATCAATAATAAAGTTTTGTGGACTTATAGGATTAAGACCAACTATTACTTTTTTCTTAGTTCTTACTCCAATAGCTACACTATCAACTTCTTCCATTTGTTCTGTAGCAGGAATTCTTTCTTTTACAGTCCTAACGAAGACTTCTCCAATTCCTGTACCATACATAGAAGCTAAAAGAATGATATCTCCTATAGCTTTTCTAAGTCCATACTTTTTAAAACATTCCTTCATATAATTTTGAAGATACTGAATGTCTTTAGGATCTTTATCATTCATATCATCGTCAATAGAGAATAAACTATCTCCTGAGCCAAAGATACCCTCTTCTATTTCAGAAGAATGATTCTCTATAGCTTCTTGTAAAGCTGGAGAGATAATTTTACTTCTTTCAGAGTCTCTTAACTTATCTTGAGGATCCCATTCTCCTCTCCATAAGCGTTCATACTCCTTCCAACCTTCAAGATAATTACTATCTCTATGATCTTTCCAATCTGATAGATGTCCTTGTATCCAAGAAACTAATTTTGAAGGTGCTATATTATCTGCCATTTATTTATCCTTATTAATATCCACTTACTGCGTCTAAAACCTCATACTCTTCGTCTATATCATCAAAATGTATATCTACTATATTAATTTGATCTATATATGCTAAAGAATCTACTAAATCATCATGTAGTTGACTATTTGGAAAATTAACTAATTGATCAATAAAATCATTATTCCAATCGCCAACATTAAGTATTACTTTACCATGTTCAAATCTTCCTTGTAATGCCCAAACAATACGTTCTGTCTTCTTTTGGTTTCCATGTGTACAATCATCAATTCTAAAGTAGAAATTATGCTTCCTCATTAAATC